GTATTGCGCGAAGACGAACGCGGACTCTACGGCGAGTTCCGGGTATCAAAAACGGATCGAGGCGACCAGATTCTCGAACTCGTACGCGACGGAGTTCTCACGAATCTAAGCGTCGGATTCCTCCCGTTAAAAGATCGTAAACGTCCGAACGGAGTAATCGAACGAGTGAAGGCTCATCTCGCCGAAGTGTCGCTCGTAACGTTCGGCGCCTATGGTGAATCGGCGACCGTCTCATCGGTTCGCGAAACAATCGAAAAACCAAATCTAGCCCAGATCGAAAACGTACTCTCAAAGATCCGGCGATAATGCGATCGAGCTCGATTACCGTTACAACATCTCCGACGTTACTCGTACCCGCCGACGATATTCACCGTTCGATCTATTTACACGTCGAAGGAAACGCGAAAGTTTTTATCGGTAATCAAAACGTTACAACGTCGACCGGAGTATCAACCGAAAAACATACGGCGCCGATCGAGTTAATTATCCCATCGAAACAAACTCTCTATGGGATCGTCTCAAGCGGTACGGAAGACGTTCGAGTCTTAACTCCCGATATCGATTAGCTATGCCGTGGAGAATAGAAACCAATAACGAAGAATGCCGTTCCGGTTACGCGGTCGTAAAAGAATCGGACGGTTCTCTCGCCGGTTGCCATACAACACGCCGCGAAGCAGTCGCACAAATAGCCGCGCTCAACATCTCCGAAAACTACGATCGAGCGTTACCGACTAACTATCGTCCGGCGCTATCGCGCGACGTTCCGGAAGGTCGCGCTTGCGGTAATTGCGCCTACTTTAACGAAGACAAAGTCCAGCAAGACGGCGAAAACTTGCTCGCCTACTGTGAGCGCTGGGACGATTACGTCGACGGCGGTTATTACTGTAACGCTTGGCAACCTTACGAAGAAGAACACGAAGAAGACGAAGACGAATCCAGAGCCGAGGGATATCCGCCAACTAATGCGATGGTCGCCGAAGCGCGTCGCGGCCTCGAATGGCGCCGTCTCTACAATCGCGGCGGAACCGAAGTCGGCGTCGCTCGAGCGTCTTCAATCGTCAACCGCGAAAACCTCTCTCGCGAAACCATCGGCCGAATGGTCTCATTCTTTGCACGTCACGAAGTAGACAAACAAGGACAAGGATTCTCGGTCGGAGAACCCGGATATCCGTCGGCCGGTCGGATCGCTTGGGCACTCTGGGGAGGCGACCCCGGAAAAGCATTCGCCGAAAAAATACTCGACGAACTTAAATCCACCACTTCCGAATAATCTTCGGCTACTATCAAACAAGGCCGCACCTCGACCGAAGCGGAGCCGCACCTCGCCGAACGGCGACACCCGGCCCGATAGGTAGCGACACCCGGACACACCATACCGGCACACTTCCGAAAAGGATTCCCTCTTATGTCTAACCCATTCCTCCAAAACCTAAGCGAAAAGCGAAACGCGAAAAGCGAACTCGTAGACGCAACACTTAACCGCGCAAGCGAAGAAGACCGCGACCTAAACGAAATCGAAGTCGCCAACGTACAAGCTCTCGCGCTTGAAATCGAAAAACTCGACGCACGAATCGAACAGATCTCCGAGCTCGAAGTTCGTAACCAGAAAGCCGCCGAACTCGCGAAGCGCGTAGACGGCGACGTCGAAGTACGAAACGTCGGAGGCTGGAAAGTCACCGCCGAAGAACCGACCTATCACGCACGAGGCGAAAACTCATTCCTCGCCGACGCGATGAGCGCACAATTCGGAAACGACTACGACGCGGCGGAACGAATCTCCCGCTATAACCGCGAAGTCAAACTCGAAAAGCGCGACGTCGGAACCGCTAACTTCGCCGGCCTTGTCGTCCCTCAATATCTGATCGACCTTTACGCGCCACTCGCACGAGCTGGCCGTCCAGTCGCCGATATTGCGCGGAAGCACGTACTCCCAGCGCAAGGTATGACCGTTAACATCTCACGCGTTACCACCGGAACCGCCGTTAGCTATCAAGCCTCGGAGAACGACACCGCGACAGAAACAAACATCGACGACACACTTTTGACCGTGAACGTAAACACGATCTCGGGTATGCAAGACGTCTCGAAGCAAGCGATCCTACGCGGCGCGAACATCGAAGAAGTCGTCCTTGCCGACCTCATTCGTGCATATCACACGAAACTCGACGACGGAATCCTTAACGGTTCCGGCTCAAGCGGTACGCCTACCGGTATGACCACCGCCTACACACAAGTTATTACATACACCGACGCAAGCCCAACGGCCGCCGAGTTGTATCCGAAGCTCGTAGACGGAATCCAAAGGATCCAATCAAACTACTTCGCCGGCCCGACCCATATCATTATGCACCCGCGCCGACTTGGATTCTTGTTAGCGGCAGTCGACTCCACGGGACGCCCGCTCGTCGTACCGAACGCGAACGGCCCTATGAACGCTCAAGGAACGTTCTCCGGTCTCGGTTACGGTATGTCCGGCCAGTATTCAATGCTCGGTCTTCCGATCATTACCGACGCAAACGTTACGACAACTAACGGAGCCGGCGCTAACGAAGACCTTATCTACATCGTCGCCGCCGACGAAATGCACCTCTGGGAAGCTCCCGGAATGCCAACGTATGTAAGGTTCGAGCAACCAGACGGAAAAGTAGCGATCCGAATCGTTCTCTTCGGATTCTCCGCGTTCACCGCCCAGCGTTACCCGCTATCGGGAGCGATTATCGGCGGAACCGGACTCGTAACTCCAACGTTCTAACCCTGCCAAGCTACCTAGTTCGGATCGTTCCCCCATAAACGATCCGAACTAGGACTCGGAATTATGAACCAAAACTACGTAAAAGCCCTCGAACAAGAACTAGAAAGCCTTGTCGCTCGTGGCCTTACTGATCGCGCGAACCAAGTTCGCCAAGAGTTAAGCCGGTTCGGATCGAACCATCTCTCGACGGACGGCGGTCTCCCGATTCCGGATCGGCTTAATACTTCACTCGAAGAAAAACCAGTCGCAAAAAAAACAATAGAAAAAAAACCTACTAAACGAAAGCGGTAAAACGTGGCAGTCACGAACGGATATACGACGGTCGCCGCGTTCCAAGCCTACGTAGGTATGGACACAATCACGGCGAACGAAACGGCCGTAATCGAACAAGGTATCGAAGCGGCGTCCCGATCCATAGACAAAATGGCGAACCGCCGTTTTTATGCCGACTCCAGCATTACGGCCCGCCAATATCGAGCGACCGACTTTTACCGTCTTATCGTTGACGACATATCGACCGCTACCGGCGTAGTCGTCGCATTAGATACCGGCGGCGACGGAACATTCGAGACGACCCTCACACTTAATACGGACTACATTCTCGACCCGTTGACCTCTCCACAAAAGAACCGGCCTTACTACATCGTAACGATGGTCGGAACGACCCTCTTTCCGTCACCGATAAACCTCCGTCCCGGCGTACAAGTATCGGCTCGCTGGGGCTGGTATAACGGAACACCGCCCGACGATATCGTCGAGGCTTGTCTAATCTTGACGTCCGACTACGTTAAAAGAGCTCAATCGATCGGCGGAGTCGTCGGACTATCCGAGCTGGGCGTCGTACGTATGGGCCCATTAGGACGCGATATCGGATCCATCGTTCGCGCGTACCGAAGAGAAATCCTCGCCTAATGATCCCGTCACAAGTCCGAGACGGCATAAAAACCGCGTTATCTAATATCGCCGGCTTACGCGCATACGACACCATTCCAGACGGCCTAGTCCCTCCCGGCGCGATCGTCGGCCAACTCTCGTACGAATGGGACGTCGTACTACCAGTCGGGAACCTAGATCAAGCGAACCTCGACGTCGTCGTAATTGTCGGCAGAATGAACGAACGAAGCGCCCAAGACAAACTCGACGCCTATCTTTCGGGCTCCGGCGCTGGATCAATTAGAACCGTATTACAGGCCGACCCTACATTCGGAGGAACGGTTAAGGGATCGATATTACAGTCGGCGAACCCGATCTCGGCTACGGTTAGCGGCGTAGAAATGCTCGCCTATCGGTTCCAAATGGAGGTATTCGGCTAATGAACAAATACGAAGTAATCTCGGGAAGACTTCCGAACTACGAACAAGGCTCAATCGTAACCGACCTCCAGCTACTCGAAGCCGGCGTAAACGTGATCTCGTTACTTGCGGCCGGACATATTAAACCGTCCACCACTAATCCAGCGAAGCAAAGTAAACTAAAAGAAGAAGAAGACAAAGACTCGAAAGGTTCCAACTAATGCCTACCGCGATATTCGTTCCCCGTACCTCAGTCGTAACCGTTAACTCGGTCGATCTATCCGATCAAGTCCAGAGCGCGACACTTCGCTACGAAGTCGACGCTCTCGTCACCGATACGATCGCAAGTTCGGCGCACACATTCGGACAAGGACTCGAAAATAACTCTTGTTCGATTACTTTTATGATGAGCTATGCAAGCTCGGAGCCTTACGCCACGTTAAAAAGCCTCATCGGCACTACGACGACGATCTCAATTAAGCCGGCCGCCGGCTCCGCGTCGGCAACGAATCCGACTCAAGTTTTAACCGGGGCATTCCTACCCGGAATTGACGTCTATAACGCGTCGGCCGGAGAGCTCTCGACCATTACTTGCGAATGGGTAGGCGGCACATATAGCGAAGTAACGACCGGCGCGTAGTGTTTAGGATCCGCGTTACCGTCGAAAAACGCGACGGATCAGTCAACACCTACGACGTCTTCCCGACGGCGATATCCGACTTCGAGGAATACGTAAAAATGGGACTCGTCTCCGCATTCTCCGAAGCTAACTCGCGACTAAGTAATCTCTACTATCTCGCCTGGCTCGCCGAAAAAGATTCCGGAGCAGTCGTTAAAACATACGACCTCTATAAAAAAGAACTCGCAAGCGTGAGCGTCGAGTTCCCAAAAGCCGAAGAGTAGACGGGATCGTCGAGACTCTCGTTTTAATGAGCCTCGAAACCGGACAATCGATCCGAGATCTACTCGATACGCCGCCGATATTCTTAGACGAATTGTATTATCAACTCGTGAAACGCGCCGAAAAATCAAGACGAAAGGCTAGATAATGGCCGGGATCGAGTTCAGTTACTCTGGCGTCGGCTTAGACGTAGATTCGGCGCTCGGCGACATTAAAGGCGGCCGAGGGACATACGGCTATCGAGTAAGCGGTAACGCGACGAAAACGATTAGCGTCACCGGATTACGCGAAACAAGAAGAGCTCTAAAACAGTACGGCGACGAAACAAAAACGGCGCTAAAACCCGCGAACCTTGCGGCCGCGAAAGTCGTAATCGCTCAAGCTAACTATTTGATTCCAGTCCGAACCGGAACTCTTAAATCCACGATGAGACCACTAGCGACGAACAAGTCCGGAAAGATCCGAGTCGGTAACGCGAAAGTCGAATACGCCGGCCCGATTCACTTCGGCTGGCCCGCTCGAGCTATCAAGCCTCAACCGTTCATCTATGAAGCACTCGACGAACGAATCGATCAAGTAATCTTGATCTATAACGCCGCTATCGACGAACTCGGCAGAAAGTACGATCTCACCTAATGGCTAAACCGATAACCGTTACCGTCGCCGGAAACGCTGGGCCGCTTAGAAAGTCGCTCAAAGACGCCGACGACCAGCTCGCCAAGTTCGGAAAAGCCGTATCCGATAACGCTAAAAAGTTAGCCGTCGGATTCGCCGCGATCGGCGCGGCCGCCGTCGCTGGATTAGGCGCGGCAGTAAAAGCCGCCGGACAAGATCAAAAATCGCAAGCGTTACTAGCCGACCAGTTAGAAAAAACGACGAACGCGACGACGTCACAAATACGCGCGATGGAAGAGTTCGTCGACATAACTCAAAGAGCTACCGGCGTAGCAGACGACGAGCTCCGTCCAGCTCTCGCGACACTTACTCGCGCGACCGGAGACCTCGACGAAGCTCAAAAGCTACTCGCGCTCGGATTAGACGTCTCGGCCGGCTCTGGCAAATCGTTAGAAACGATCTCGCTCGCACTCGCAAAAGCGGCGAACGGTAACGTCGGCGCGTTCACGAAACTAGGTATCCCGCTCGACGAAAACATAATTAAAACTAAAGACTTCGCGGCCGCTCAAGCGGTACTCGCCGAACAATTCGGAGGCGCGTCGGCAGTAGCCGCCGGAACGTTCGAGGGACAAATGAAACGGCTCGGAATTGTTTTCGGGGAAGCCGTCGAATCGATCGGTTACGCGATCCTCAATTCGGACAGATTCCAGCAAGTACTAGGAGATCTTCCTAAAGCGAGTCAAGCGGCGATCGACGCGTTCGGTAAATATGGCCTCGTCGGATCGTTAGACGCGTTCGTCGAAAACCTCGGATACACCGGCGCACAAATAAAAGCGTTCGTCCTTAAAGCAAAAGTCGAGTTTTTTTCGTTCGCCGACGGCGTAACCGACGCGCTCCAACTAATAAGCCTCCCGATAAATATCTTATTCGGCTTTATTAATGGACTCGCTGGAACCGAACTCGGAATCTCAACTCCAGCAGAAACACAAAAACAACTCGACGACGCGAACGCCGCACTCGAAGAGCAACTCGTAATCGTAAAAGAACTCGAGATCGCCTATAACGAAACGAATCGACAGAAAGACGCGAACACCGCGGCCGCTCAACGTCTCGAAGATCAAGCTCGCGCGTTAGGAATTACCATCGGCGCGACGACCGGATCCGTAAACGAGTTTTCCGGTCTATCTGGCTCCGGCGGACTCACAAAAGCCGAACAAAAAGCGAAAGATCTTCGCAAAGAATTAGAAAATATGCTCCCGAAAGCGCTCGAAGCCGCAAAAGGAGAGCTCGCCGACGCTAAAAAATCATTCGACGATTACGCCGAAAGTATCGCGAACTCGTTAAATAAACTCGACTACGGCGCCGCATATCAAACCGCCGAAGAAGGCGGAGAAGGATTCCTCGAGAACCTAAAAATCCAAGCCGAACAAGGACAAACATTCGCGGCCCGAATCCAAGAACTCGTAGCCGCCGGACTCACCGGCCCAGCATTACAACAAGTCATCGACGCCGGCGCCCAGACCGGAACCGCTATCGCCGACGAACTCTTAAAAGCTAACGAAAACGTCCTACTCGCAAACAAACTCGGAGCCGACCTCGAAGCCGCCGCAAAAGCCGCCGGACTCGCCGCCGCTAAACAATTCAAGCAAGAAGGAATAAACGCCGCGACCGAACTACTCGCCGGCGTAGAACAAACA